GCACGCCGCCACGGTGCTGATGGCCCGCCGGCGGGCGGACGATGGCACCCCGGCCACGCGGTACGCCCTGTGGGTGGTGGCCCGCGGTGCAGGCAAGACGGGCCTCGTCACGGCCCTGCTCGAGTGGATGCTGTGGGAGGGGACCGACCTCGAGGTGTGCTGCGTCGCCACCCAGCAAGACAAAGCGAACATCATCCACGGGCGCATTCAGAAGATGCACCGCGGGGAGGATCGGTGGCGGTTCGTGGGCGGGGGCGGTGCCACCAGCATCGGCCTGATCGAGCACAAGAAGGCGACGCTCAAGGCCATGCCCTGCACGGACAACGCCATGGACGGCATCACGCCCCGGCTGGTGATCGCCGACGAGGCTGCCCGCATGGATGCCGCGATCCTGCGGGCCATGTCCAGCGTCACCAAGACCCGCACGGGGCAGATGCTGTTCATCACCACCCCCGACCGGGACCAAAAGACCCGCGAGCTGTGGCCGTACTGGGAGGCCTGCGAGATCGCCCTCGACCAGGACGAGGCCCTGCCCGAGGGGTGGTGGGCGCTGCTGTGGGGCATGGATCCCACCGACGAGCCCGACTCCGACCTCGCGGTGCACCACGCGAACCCGTCTGCCGGCGTGCTGATCTCCGTCCGGGACATCCGGACCAAGATTCAGAACGCGCTGAAAACGGCCGACCCGAAGGCACGGGAGGAGACGTGGCTGCAGGAGCTGGCGACCTTTACCGACGACCTCGCCGGTGCGCTGCCCCTCGAGCTGCTGGACCGCATCTCGGTGGATACCGATTGGGAGATGCTGGAGGGGGCACCCGGCGTGGTGGCGGTGGACTTCAGCCAGGGCGGGTTCTTCTCGGGGTCGCAGTGCGACCTCACCAGCATGTGCGTCGCCGTGTGGGATGGCAGCAAGGTGCACACCCGCGGCTACCACTGGTGGGCCGGGGCGGACATGGCGCACGACGAGCGTCGCACTAGGCAGCCGCTGGCGCGGTGGGTGCAGGACGGCCACCTGAGCGTGTCCGGGCCGACCATCGACTTCGACGCCGTCGAGGCCCGCCTGGTCGACGTCTGCCGCCGGTACGACGTCAAGGCGTTCGTGGCCGACCCGGTGGGCAAGGCGTCCGCCTGGGCCGCGCAGATGGAACGCAAGCACGGGTGGCGCTGGCACAAAGCCCCGCAGACCATCGTGTGGATGGGCGGCGGGTGGGCCATTTGGCAGAACTGGGTGCGCTCCGAGCAACTGCGCTGCAAGCCCGACCCGGTGCTTCGGAGCTGCCTGGCGTCGGCCCGTCTCTACGTGGGGCTCACGGGCCTTGCCATGCCGGTCAAGCAGCGCAGCACCAGCAACATCGACGCAGTCACCGCGCAGGTCATGGCCGCACGTGTCCTGCACGACCTCGAGATCATGGGCGGCAGCATGTACGAATCTCAGCCGGGATTCTGAAAGGTAGCAGCATGAAAAAGAAGGACATTGTCGTACGACTCAGACAGACTGGCGGACCCGATGACAAGCTGCTGAAGGAAGCAGCCGAAGCTATCGAGGCATTGCGGAAACAGTCGGGAACGCTTGCGGAACATACGTATCGCCTGCGAAACGAGAACCATCGGCTAATCGCCCAGCGCGACGAGGCGAGCAAGAATGCGACAGATTGGCGAGACAGTGCGGTGCGTGGCCTGAAGGACCGGCGCGCAGCGGAAGACGAGCGCGACGATGCAAGGCGAATGTACTGCCGTGGATTCACCGATTTCTGTCCGAATCCGGCGCATGCCAAGCTGACGCTTGAGCAGGCAGCAATACAAGTGGCAAAGGAGTTGGGCTGGGACTGCTTCAAAAGCCGTACTCGCCGTGTGTGTGATGCATACACAAAGTGATTTCGTGTCTACGCGCTGACTACTGCGCGTACTCACGTGGCCTTGATCGACGCGGACACCATGCGCAGCATGGTGCCGTGTCGATCTGGTCCCAGTTCATGCGCTGGTTTTGGCCCACACAGATGGTGTGGTTCAGTGCTTCCGGCGCACGGCACCTAAATGCGGACCTGCTCGGCGTGCCCGCGATCATGCGGGCGATTTCGCTGATTTCGACGGACTCAGCGAGGCTGGACCTGGTCGTCCACCGTCGCGACGGATCGGTGGTGGCCGATTCGCCCGCGCTGACCCTCCTCGAGGGCGAAACCGCCTCACTGCTCTCGGGATTCGAGCTGCGGCGCTGGCTCGCCTCGTCCGCCCTGACCTACGGAAACGGGTTCCTGTGGATCCGACGCGATACCGGCTCAGGCGAGCCGGTCGCGCTCGACCCGGTGGACCCCACCGTAGTGAGCGTTCGACTTGAGGCCGGCCAAGCCGTCTACGTCGTCCACGACAAGGTCGTCGACGACAGCAACCTGGTGCACGTGCGGGCCTTCCCGGACCCCACGTCGCCCTGGCTTGGCGTCTCGCCGATCACCCAGTGCCGCCGCGTGCTCTCCACGCAGGCCATAATCGACCAGGTCGCTGAGGAGCTGGCGAAGACGGGGTTCGTGGGGAAGCTCGGCATCGAGCACCCCGGCCCGCTGACCGCCAACGCCCGCAATCAGATGCGGGAGAAGTGGCTCGAGCAGCACCATGGCGGGGAGAAGATCGCGTCGCCCGCGTTCTTCGGCGAAGGCATGAAGGCTGCGCAGCTGGCCGCCGACGCGGCAGGCCGGCTGCTTGACGCCAAGCGGCACGGGGTTGAGGACGTGGCGCGTGCCTTCGGCATGCCGCCGCAGCTGCTGTACCAGGGCGAAGGGCGCAGCCAGCCCGAGACGGCGCAGGCGTACGTCACGCACTGCCTTGCGCCGTTCGTGGCCGGCATTGACAGGGAGCTCACGCGAAAGCTGCTTCCGCCCGGACAGATGCTGCGCACGGACCTCACCCCGATCACCATCGGCGACTTCCGCACGGCCGGCCGCGCCTACGCGCAGCTCGTCCAGGTGGGAGTGCTTGCGCCAAACGACGCACGCCGCCGCATGGGCCTCGAGCCGTGGCCCGGACTCGACGAGCCGAAGCCCGTGATCTCGGGCGTGGATCCCAATCAGAACAACCAGCAGGACGAGGAGCCCGCCGATGCAGCAGCTTGAGGTCCGCACCGCGGCCATCGGCGGCGTCGAAGGCCGCACCCTGACCGGCTACGCCGCGCTCTACAACACGTGGAGCAAGCCGCTGATGGGCATGAAGGGGGAGTTCCGGGAGCAGATCGCCCCTGGTGCGTTCTCCGGCCAGACGGACAACGTCTCGCTGTTCTACATGCACGACTCGAAGCAGGTGCTCGCGAACACCAAGAGCGGCACGCTGGTGCTCGAGAGCGACGACAAGGGACTGCGTTACACGGCAACGCTCGGGGAGAACACCCGAGACGAGGCGGTGCTTGACCAGGTCCGTCGCGGCCTGCTCACGGAGATGAGCTTCGGCTTCCGCGTCCCGGAAGGCGGAGACAGCTGGAAGGGACGCGACCGCACGCTGAAGCGTGTGGAGCTCAGGGAAGTGAGCGTCGTCGAGGTCGGTGCCTACAGCGGCACCTCCGCCGAGGCGCGACAGGAAACGCAACCAACACCACGGAAGGCACCAACAGTCATGGTCAGCAATCTCACGCTTCGTGAAGTCCGCACCAAGCTCACCGAGCTTGAGCAGCGCAAGTCCGACACCAACCTCACCGAGGACGCACGCGCCGACATCGGCTGCGAGATCGAGGAGCTGCGCGAGGTGCGCAAGACGCTGCTCGAGCGTGACGCGGGCGTGCAGGTCGCGGCGACCCCGGCGCGGCGCACCGAGGAGCGGCGCGAGGCGGCCGCCGAGTGGCGCTCGTCGCGTGAGTACGAGTCGTCCTGGCGCGGCTGGCTGCGCGGCGGCCCGGCCCCCGAGCAGCGCGAGATCATCTCGACGGCGTCGTCGTCGATCCTGATCCCGAAGCAGACCGAGGAGCAGATCCTCAAGTACATCTCGGCCGAGTCCATCGCCCAGCGTGTGTGCGACTTCCGCACCGTCCGCCAGGGCGACGCGACGCTGCGCTGGAACACGCTCGAGTCGACGCAGTACACCAACGCCTGGAGCCCGCCGGACACCGGCTCCACGGCGGCCGTGGACATCGACCCCGGCTTCGCCGAGGTGTCGCTGAAGCCGCTGCCCATCCTGCCCAAGACGCAGGTGTCCGAGCAGCTGATCAAGTCCGCCAACTTCGACGTCGAGGCGGAGGTCATGGACAACCTGATGCGGCAGTTCGCCAAGATGAGCGAGGCCGGCTTCATGGCGGGGGTCACGAACGGCCCGAGCAACGCGCTGTTCACCGTCCAGACGGGCACCAACATCACCACCGCGACCTCGACGGGCACCAGCCGTGCGCTCGCCGTCACCGCGGCGGCCACCGTCGCCAACCTGATGGACATGCGCTACACGCAGCTCCCCGCGGCGTACTGGGGCTCTGCGTCGTGGATCCTGCCGAAGGACGTCTACGCCAAGATCGCCGACATCCGCGCCGCGGTGACGGGCAGCAACGTGCCCATCTTCGTGCCGAGCTCGGACGCCGGCCTGACGCAGGGCGCCAGCGGATTCCTGCTCGGCCTGCCGGTGTACGTGACGGACTACCTGCCGACGCACGTTTCGACGGCGTCCACGGGCAAGAACTGCCTGGCGCTCCTGGGCAACTTCCGAGACAGCTACGCCATCCGGTCGTGGGAAGGCATGACGATGCGTCGTGACGACCTCACCGCGGCGAACTCGGCCCGCATCGTGTTCCGCGGCTTCGGCTGGGGCAACGCGGCATTCACCCGCGCCAAGGCCATGGTGCAGCTGCAGGTCACGAACGCCTGATTCATCCTCCATGCACGGCCAAGGGGTGAGGCTCCACGCGCCTCACCCCTTCGGCCGGGAGCCACCCGATGCCGGTACCACCGACCGTCAACGACCTTCGCGGCTGGCTCAAGCGGCCACACACGGAGGACGATGCTGAGATCCGCCAGGCACTGGTGGGCGTCCTGTCCAAGTGGAAGGCCGCGACGGGCCGCACGGAGCTGCAGCTCACCGAGGAGGAATACCTCGCCATGCGCATGGAAATCGCGCACGTGGAGTCGTTCCGCGGCGACGACGTGGTGACCCCGCAGTCGCCCATGTTCGTGGAGACGGTCAGGCGCATGCACAACGGGAACGCGGTGGGGTGACCCATGGCCGGCGCAGGCTATTTCCGCCAGGTGCTGACGGTGCAGAACCCCGTCACGACGGTCGACGCCTACGGGCAGGGCTCAGAGGCGTGGGTCACGACTGGCCTGATCCGCGGGCACCTCGAGCAGGTGGCTAGCGCGGAGCCAATCGGCGACGCCGGACCCGTCATGCGCCAGGAGTTCTCCATTGAGGCCACCTGGGCACCGAACGTCACCTCGCGCAGCCGCCTGGTCTGGAACGACAACGGCGTCAGCCGCACGCTGAACTTGCGCAGCTGCCACGACGTGGACTCGCGCCGAAAGCGCCTCCGGATCCAAGCGGTCGAGGAGCTTCTTTGAGTGCCATTCGCTACAAGGTCGACGACGCCGAGGTGCGCAAGGTGCTGTCCCGCCTGCCGCGCAACGTGGCGCAGCGCGTGCAGAAGAAGGGCATGCGGACGGCCCTGCAGCCGGTGCGCGAGCACCTGCGGCAGATTTGGCGCAACGCCAGTTTCCGCGGCAAGACCCCCCACCGCAAGGCCATCGCCAGCGCGACGAAGATCGACGTCCGGCGTCAGGGATCCGGCCCGCGGGCCGTCATCGCCGGTGAGGTCGGCGTGGTCTACGGCCGCAAGGGCGGGGCAGGGGCCAAGGGACGGCAGAAGGTGTGGCACCTGCTCGAGCACGGGTTCCGACATTTTGGCGGCGCAGGCGGCATCTACCTGGGCCGGTCGGGCGCGGCGCAAGCCGAGGCCGGGAGCCGCCGGACGTTCATCAAGACCGAGCGTGACCGGGTCATGCAGCAGTTCAAGGGCAATTCCTTTGAGGTGCGGCAGCAGCGTGGGCAGGCCATGAAGGCCGTGTTCGCCGCCGCCCGTGAACGGTTCCAGGCGTACGCCGCCGACGCACAGGAGCGCAGGCTAAGGATCAAGAACGTCCGCAGCTCCGGCGCAGGCCGCAACCTGCCGGGCCGCAAGCTCTCCACCACCTACATCCGCCGCAACATGCGCCGGATCCTCAACGCAATCTCGCAGCAGACGCTGCTCGAGGCCCGTGCGGCGCTGCGAGGCCAGCCGTGAGCCTTCCGCAGGTGGTGGCAGCCATCCGCGCCCGGGCTGCCGCGGCCACCGCAAACGTCTACGCGGGCATGCGCGTGGCCGGCAAGGGCACGCCATGCATCGTCTACAACGTCGAGCTGTCGGCGACCATGTACCTGCCGGGTGCGATCGGGACCAAGACGCACTGGAACGGCACCCTGACGGCCACGTGCATCGCCGACACTCTCGACGCCGCGTCCGACCTTGCGGACAAGCTGGCCAACGCGTTCGGCAGCGGGCCGTACTCGCACACCGGCTGCAAGCTGGTGGCCCATGAAATGTCGTTTGCCACCGGGACCGAGCTGCCGGATGACGGCCAGCAGGACGCCGAGCGCACGGTCTCCGTCACGATCAACCTACAAGCACAGGAAACCTGAACATGCCATACATCATGGGCTACGGCGGCACGGTGACGCTGAACTTCAACAGCGGCGGTGCCGTGACTGCGCCGGTGAGGAACGTGCAGCTGCAGGTCGAGCGGGCATCCCTCGACGTCACCCTTGTGTCCGATTTCAGAGAGAAGCGTCTTCCCGGCCGCGTCCGCCGCACGGCGAGCTTCGACCTCCTGGCACAGGACTTGACGTCGGACGATGCCCTCCGGGAGCACATCTACCCGACCAGCCTCGCAAACGCCGTCAACCGGTCGGTTGTGCTGACGTTCACCGACCAGGGCACCAAGACCTACACCATCACGGGACACATCACGTCCGCGAGCCGAACCGACGATGGCACCGGCGCCACGGTGTGGTCCCTGACCATGGACGAGGCCTGATGCCGCTGGACGTGTCCCAGTTCATGGCGAAGTCCCGCCGCGTGGTCGATCCGGACCTCGGGCCGATGGTCGTGCGCGAGCCCACTATGGCCGACTACCGCCGGGCCGCGAACGACCCATGGTGGTGGGCTGCCTGCCTGTCCTGCGAGGACGGGACGCCGCTCTTGGCCGATCCGGCCGACCTGGGCCGGCTGTCGGCCGACGTGTCGACCAGGCTGTGGGAGCAGGTGAACGCACCGCACCCTACTCAGCCGCCACCCGGCGGCTGTGGCGAATCGCAAGCCCGGAGCAGCGAGACCTGATGCCCATCGCCTTGGCATCCTCCGAGATGACCACGCTGGAACGCTGCGAGTTCCTGCTCGGGGTGATCGCGTGCTCGCAGACCAACAAGCGCCCGCAGGAGCTGTTCCCGTGGGTGAAGGCCGGCCTCGCCGAGTTCGACCGGGAGGTGCTCCGTGGCGCGTGAGATGAAGGCAGTCATTCGCGCCGAGATGGACCCGAGCGGCGTGGTCAAGGGCGTCGCCCGCGCCCAGGCGGAGCTGCGCAAGCTCAACGCCGCCGCCGCGGCGACTGCTGTCAACACGGGCGTCACGGCAGCCATCACCGCCGCGCAGATCGCCGCCCGCATCGGCAGCCAGGTAGTAAACGCCGCCAGCAATCGCGTGCAGGGCCTGACGCAGATCGCCACCTCCTACAACCTGCAGGCCGCCAACGCCTCGACGCAGGCACAGATCGCGGACTTCGCCCGAAACAAGCGGCTAGCGGCTGCCCTTGGCCCGGACGTCGCCCAAGGGATCGCTCGGCAGACGGCCATCAAGGACGCCGACGCCATGCGCGTCATCAACGACCCGCTCATGGGTCCGGGCCTGGCCAATTCCATGGCGCTGGGGGCCAACAGGGACGCGCTTATGAACAAAGGACTTGATCAGGCCATCGGCGCAGCCGGCCTCGCCACCGACGTCGCCGCCATCCGCAAGATGCTCGATGAGCTCCGGCAGAGCTTCAGGATGCCGTTCTGATGGGCTGGATCCTCACTGGTCCCAAGGCCGAGACGTTCGCGCAGACGCGGGTCATGCCCGGGTCCGAGCACCAGTTCGAGCTGGTGTACGACGTGCAATGGGTGCCGGATGGCACAAATCCGACGTTCCCGGCAGATGGGAACGACCAGCTCTTCGCCGTCGCGGGCCTGCCAAAGGTGCGCGATCGCGTGCCAGCGGCGTTCCGGAACACGTCCCTGTACATGCGGGCGTACGTCTGCCGGCAGGTGCAGGCGTTCCCACGACCGGAAGGCCTGTACCAGTGGGAGGTCCGGTGCACCTTCGGCACCCTGCAGGTCACCGTTGCCGACGAGCAGGCCAAGTACGTCGCCGTCACCCGGCAGAGCGGGGTCCGCCAGGCGCAGGTGTGGCGGCTTGCGCCGACCTTCCCGGCCAACGGCAGCGTCACGTGGCCGACCGGCGTCGTCGACGTAGCGGGCACCAAGGTCGACCTCAACGGCAACCCGCCGGCATACGAGGTACCGCAGATGACCATCACCATTGAGGTGCTGTGGGACCGGACGGCGGGGACTCCGGTCAACGCCGAGCCGCCCACGTCGACCTGGTCGACCTACGTCGGAAAGCGCAACGACGCGGCCTTCCTCGGCTGCGCCATTGGTTCGCTGGTCTACCGGGGCTTCTCGGTGTCCCCGCACCATGAGTGGTACCGCATCCAGCACACGTTCCTGTGGGACGAGTGGTTCCACCTCGAGCAGGTGCCCGGGCCGATCCCAACCGGGGCACCCGCATGCACGACGGGCGTCACCGTGGCCGGCCTGGTCGTCCTGCAGGCCGACAAGGTCGTGTGGTTTCAGAAGTACCAGACGCTTGCGAACTACAACAACATCGTCAGCGCCCTCGAGCTCGCGGAGCTCACGGCACCCAAGCCGACCGCCGTATGAGCTGGCAACGCCCCATCTTCGGACGCGGGATCCCCGGTGCCAACCGCGCCGTCGTGAACACGTGGATGCGCGGCGCGTCGTCCGCCCTGGACAACGCCGACGTGATGCGGTGGGGCAGGGCGCAGATGGCCGCAGGGAACGTGGTGTCGCTTGGGCTGTGCAAGGTCAAGGCGGCCATCGTCATTTCACCGAACCGATGGCGGTACACGGTCGAGCACTGGTTTCCGCCGTCGCTTGCGGGCGGAGGCATTACTCCGCCGCTCGACCTGACGTTCACTTACACGAACGTGCAGAACCTGCGCGAGTACCACAACACCGTCGCCCTGGTCGACGGCATGGATGTCACCAACCCTCCGGTCATCGTCGGGCCGGTCGGTAGCGTGTGGAACGGCGTGGCGTTCGCACCGGTGGAGGGCGAGCTGCGTGCCAAGGTCAACGTCTACGTGGTCTACGCGACGGACGGTTCCGCGTGGCCCTACTTCGATCGCCCCAACCCGGTCGCCTGCGACACGGTCGAGCAATTCCAAGGTGAGTAACAATGCCTAACGCAAAGATCGAAAGCGACATCGTCGGACTGGTCGTTGTCCCTGGCTGCAGCCGAACGCTCACCGTCGAAGTACGCAACCCGAACGGGACCAAGTTCGACCTCACCGGGTACAGCGTCAAGGCAAAGGTCGAGGTCGGCACCGTTACGACCACGATCACCGGAACAATCACCAGCGCCGTGGATGGCAGCTCTGTGGTCGAAATCACCGCCGCGACCAGCACGGACTGGCCGGCAAACCGGCGCGGTGTGATCACCCTGTACGCCGACCCAACGGTCGGCGGTGAGAACGTGCACATCTCAACAGTCCTGTTCCGGACCTCGACAGAGGTGGTGCCATGATCGGCTCAATGCTCCGCAAGGCCCAGCTCACTGGCGGATGCGACGCCACCGCCGCCCCGGACGATCCCGCGACGGTGACGCTGGTCCGGTTCGACGACACCTCGGCGATCGTCGATTGGGCCGCCGACGCGACGGCATCTCCGAACGAGGCGAGCTCCTACGAGATCGTCCGGAACTCGCCGCTTCCGCAAACGACGCTCGCCAGCGGCATCACGGGAAACACGGGCGACGTTTCCGGGCTGACCGCAAGCACGTCCACCACTTTGTTGGTGCGAGCCGTGAACTGCTCGGGCACGTCTGTCGGAACATCGGTGACGTTCACGACGGCGCCCGCCGCGCCGAGCAATTTGACCGCGACGGCGAGCGGCAGCTCCACGATCAACCTCGCCTGGCAGGACAACTCCTCCGACGAGACGGGCTTCATCATCCAGCAGCGCAGCCCGTCGGGCTCGGGCTCGTGGAGCACGATCCACACGACCGGCGCGGGTGCGACCTCGTACTCGGTGACTTCGTTGTCTGCGTCCACGAACTACGGCTTCCGCGTCGCGGCGACACGCACCTCGCCCAGCGGGACGAGCGGGTACACGGCCGAGGCCTCCGCGACCACGGCGGCGACCCCGACCGCCTCCTGGGCCCTCGACTTCAGCAGCGGCACCCCTTCGGGCTACACGCTGACCCGCGCCAGCAGCGGCACCTACGTGGACTCCTCGGGCTACATCGCGTCGGCGTCCACCAACGTCGCCCGCCTCACCCACAACAGCAGCGGCAGCCGGCTCGGGCTGCTGGTGGAGGAGAGCAGGACGAACGAACAGATTAGAAGTGAGAACTGGGCATTCAATTGGACTCTTACGGCGCTGACGCAAACAGCATCTGCGACAACTTCACCAGATGGAACAACCAACGCGACGAGATTGGTGGAGACTAGCGCTACTTCTGTCCACGAAACGTATATTGCTTTTTCACCAACTATTACGACGTGTACTTGGACGTGCTATTGCAAGAAAGACCAACGCGACGCAGTCAGTCTTGGTCTTTACCTGTCAACAAACAACTGGATAGTCGCTACGTTTGACTTGACAAACGGTACTGCCGGAGCTGTTGCGGCGGGATCTTCAAGCGGATGGACATCAACGTCCTCTGGCATTGAATCGGCAGGCAATGGGTGGTATCGGTGCCGAATCACTGGAACGCGACCATCTACGGGGCAACTCTTCCCGGTCATTGCCCTGAACACCTCAACGACGCCGACGAGACAATCCGGCAACGGGCAGGAGAATTACGCAGGCAACACGGCCAACGGCGCATTCGTTTGGGGGGCACAGTTGGAAGGAGCATCTACGGCCACCGCCTACATCCCGACCACCACCGCCACCGTCACCCGCAGCGCCGACCTCGCGCACGTCCTCGACTCCACGATCACGTCGTGGGGCGACCCCGGTGCCCTCGTCATCCACTTCTACCCGCCGGGTCAGGCCGGGACGCTGCTGTCCACCGACGATGCGTCCACCGCACAGGTCGGCATCGAAGCCAGCAGCACGACCGCGGCGCGGGCGTTCTGGTCATCCGGCAGCACATCCACGGGCACCATCGGAACCGGGTTGCAGAAGGCCGTCCACTACTGGAACGGCTCCACGAGCAAGTTTGCGATCAATGGCTCGTCCCCGGTCAGCGGCACAAACAACCTGACCATTGCCAACACCGACTTCGTCGCGCTCGGTGCCGAGGCCACGGACAGCAGCGGGGTTCCGGGCACCTTCTCGCAGTACGCCAACTGCGTGATCCGCAAGGTCGAGTTCTACAGCGGCACCCTGACCGACGCGAACCTCCAGACCATCACCACATGATGCACGACTACCGCCTCCGATTCCCGACCCGCGCCATGGCCGATGGCCTGCTCGAAGTAGCCGGCATCCCCAACGGCTTCAGCACCGACTACTCGGTCGATCACATCGGGCCGATCACCATTGAGCCGGCCGTGATGGACGGCGACGAGGAGCTAGTCCCGGCCGTGATCGACGCCGGGCACCACGTGAACGTCCGCAGCCGGCAGCAGCTGACCGAGCACCAGCTTGAGCCGCTGGTGGAAGCCCTCGTCTTCCCCGTCAACCCGAAGCGCGTCTGGGCATGAAGGCCGCCGTCGCCATCATCGCGCTGACGCTGGCCGGCTGCGTGTCGCACACCGCGGCCATCGGCGAGGCCGCATCAGACGTTCGCACCGATGTAGCCGTCGCCAAGGAGCACCTCGGCGAAGCCCGCGCAGCGCTGGACCGGATCGACGTTCACGCGGCCACCGTGCACAACCACCTCGGCCACGTTTCGGATGACGAGAATCCGTTCGTGGAGGCCTTGCGATACGGGTCGTACATCGTCGGCGCCGCGGTCGTGGGCG